TTTGATACAGAATTCTTGTTTATGGTGGTGGTAGACTTATGAATATTTATACTTAAACATCATGTGGAAGATACTCCCTTTTCTTCTGTTGTTTGCAGCCCCAGTAAAGGCAGATATTACTCATAAGTTAACTAGTAGTGTTCAGCTCCAGGTAAACGCTGCTGCAACGAATGTAGAAAGAGTAGGAACCTCTTATAGCGTTTCAGGAAACAACGTAACAACTCAGTACACACCTGACGGTGGATCAGCTACAAACTCTATTGGTGCTTTAACAGTTACATCAGGAGTAGGTTCAATACCTACACTCTCAGCTGTTCAGGCTACAGCAGGTGAAAGCTTCAGCTTCACTCAAAGTTTTACTCAAGGAGATGCCTTGGTAACTTCTGCTCCAGCTACAGGTGCTGTTAGTGCTTTTTCTAATCAAACCTCAACTTCAGCAGGTACTGCAGGCACATTAGCAGGTACAATCGATTCAAGTTCAACAATTACACTCACAGGGGGCGGTGCCGGATCAAGTGCAACAGGTCAATTTGTAAGTGAGATCAGTATCAAATGAAGCTAAAGGATCATGCTTTTGCAATCAAAGAAAATGAAGATGAGAAAGATCCTGAAAAGTGTGATACCTGTGGTCGTATTAAGCTCACTGAATGTATCTGTAGAAGCCGTACCAATCGTTCCCAACTTTCAGAGTGGTAGTCTTACCAGTCACACTGAGACATCTAGTACGGTAACAGAGACCATAAATGTGATTGAATACCAAACAGGCTGGCAATATACAGTTACAGGTAATAATATAAGCACAGATAGTAACAGCTTGGTGCCTCCTGCTACAAGCACGACCCAAGCAGTAAATGGAATTAATTCTACGTGGACAAGCCTAGATGCTACAAATATGCCGAGCTTCTCTGTAACAGATTCAAGCAAACCTTGGCAACTGACTACAACACTCAGTCAACCAGGGCTAAAATCTCAGACCATAATCCAGAGGACCACCGAGGTAACCTCAGTCACAGACACGGTTTCCACGTTCAGTCAGTAAAGTATTTACTAGTTGCATTAAACATATTCAGTGCTCCCATCTATGCCAATGAGGTAGGTGGTGTCAGTGCTACTGCTAATCCTGTAGCTAACAGCTCAGGTAGTGTTACCAACCAAGCAATACAGGTATTACAAGGACCATATATAACTAACACTTATGGCAATGGAGTTCAGTGTCAGGGATCTACCCTAAACATCACTCCATTTGTAACTCTGAGTGATTCATGGAAGGAACCATATGAAAGCTCTTGGCTTGATCCAGTATATGACAATAGTGATACCAACAACGATGGAGTGTTAGACAATCCAGGTTCTATACTTTATTACAAACCTACTAGAACAGGTCAGAAATCCAATCACAATATTGGATGGGGCATCTCAGCTACAATATCCATTCCACTTGATAAACGTCACAATGAGGGCTGCCTGAAGGCTGCTGACATACAGAATCAATATCATACCCAGCTGGTTGCTAATAAAAGATTAGACTTTGAGATTTCAAGATTGAAGCACTGTGCGGAGCAAAAAAAATTAGGAGTATCATTCCATCCTAAGAGTCCTGCCTATCAAATCTGTGCAGATATTGTTGTAAAAAATCCTCATGGTGTTATTCCTAATCATCAACACGAGATTCCAAAATAAGTTTTATTTTTTCTTTAAAGGTGGTAGTCCTTTCTTCTCACGATATTGATTAGTTTTTATTTCTGCACGAGAAGGTTTACCTATTTTTTTACCTAGTAAACCCTTAATTCTCTTAGTAACTTGCTTTAATAAAGGCTTTATTAACCTTAATAATAGGGGTGTAGAAGCTGCAGCTGCTGTTGCTACTACTGCGATTGCAGCTGTTGTACTTATTTGTGATGTTGAAGGAAGATATTTTTCAATAGGTGCTGTCAATTCATAGTTCGTTATGCAGGTCTGACCATCTTCTGAGAGCGTATGAGATACAACCTTTTCCCTGGATTCAGCATTCCGCATATCACCTACCCTCTGATCTGTCGGTCCGGGGCAGGGTACATCTTCCTTCGGAGTATTTGGTATATCTCCTAGATTAGGTTGAGGTGGTTCTACTTCAGGAGGTGGAGTTACAGGAGGAACTGATTGTTCCTGTACATATACCAAATTCTCTGGTTCATAATCTATAGGTTCAAACCAAGGTACAGAACCATCACACATGACACGAGATCCTCGTTCATCCTGATTTACAAGTTCTATAGAATTTTTATTTGCAGGATTATATTTAACACAACCTGGAACATCTATTATTGGAGATCCAATAGATAAAGTTACTGGTTGAGTTTGAGGTATTGAAAAATTTATATCAGGTAGTGGGATTGCATTAACCCCTATGTAATTTATTCCAATAGTCTGTATCTCAGGCACTAACAGTCTTGGAAGTCTCTAGCCATTTGACCACCTATTTCTGCACCTTGTTTCTGTCCAAACATATTAAAGAATCCAGCTACTAACCATCCGACATAAGGTATCTCTGTAAGAGTAGGAGTTATAGGAGCAGTAATACTGGCTGCTGCAAGCTTCCCTGTAGCCTCTCCAGAGCCTTCTGCCTTGATACATGCAATCTGTTTCTCAGTTAGTTCAGAGCTCTCTGAGACGCTTCCAGAGCCTCCTCCTGCTACTGACTGTTCATATGTCTTTAGTTCTGCTTTACCTAGACCAAGAAAACCTGCTGGTTTATCAACATGTTTCTCAGTTTCAATTATCTTTGGTGAATGAGATTTATATCTGATGGTATATCCTTTCTCTGTGACACTTGCTATGTAACTTGTATAAGGTCCTACAGGTAAATTTATTAAAGGTAAGCTACTTTTTTTATTAACTGTTGACTGTATCAAAGCAAGATGAGACAGTCCAAATAATATTCCTAAAGAACCTACAAGTATTTTCTTTGATCTAGATGGTCTCTGACTGTACATTTTTCATGTTATATATACCTATTCTACTGTTATTTTTATGAACTAACCAGTCTAAGCTCCAACCTCCATTGCAGTTATAGTGGTTGCTGTTCTAATAGCATATTGGTTTGAGTCTTGTACATTTCTATTTAAATAAGCATTAGAACTATTATTATTGACTCTCCATCTTAGTTTATATGTAACTGCACTTGTAGTGCTTGGACTATGAAGCATGACTATTGTTGCAGGGTTAGCTCCATAATATGCCTCACCTTGAGAGTTGCCTCCATGATAGCATGCTGTTGCTACAGACTCTTTTCCTGAGGCAGTATCACCTTGAATTATACCAGTGCCATCACCTGTGGTTAAAGCAATATAAAGTACATCAGAAGCTTGAACAAATTGACCTAGAAATGCTATAACAAGAACTTTATGACTTGAACTACTTGGTGTTATTGATACAGATGTTCCTGATATATCAGTAAAACTTGTACTTGTTGTTGAAGCGGTATCACTTTTAACTGTTTGTACAACTTGAAGCATTTTTCCACCACCAAATCCTGTCGCTGTTCCAGAACAAGTCGCATTTGCTGGGAAAGTAACATTTCCTGAAGCATCTAAAGTAATTCCATCAGCTGATGCTCCTGTGTGTCTGACACTATTAACAACTAATCTACTAGTCATTGTTTATCTCCTATGGTTTTGGATTTGCGTCTTTAACAGCCTTAACGTGTGTTGCCCAAGTGCCAGTTGTATCAAACTTGCCAGCAACTAAGTCTTTATAGATCATGTCGAGCTGGTTACCATAAGAGTCATACGTTGTAGAACCATCAGTTGTTCTATCTGTTTTGTATTTAACAGCAGCAGCTTCAGCATTTAATGTGGTTCTTGCAGCATCTATTTTAGATTGCTCAAGAGTAACTGAATTACCACTTGAATCAAATGCTCCAGCACTATCATCAATGGAAACTACCGTTCCTGCATATGCTCTATAAATTGCTTCGTGGTCTAATGCCATATAAAAAAATCCTTTTATTTATTTATTTTAGAGGAGCTAAACATATCAATTATTTATGCTGCTACCTCCATTGCAGTTATGGTACAAATAGTTCTTGCGTATGCAGCTCCATCAGTATTAGCAGCTGTTCTATTAATATCTACTGTGCCTCCTTGAACTTTTGTTTGTAATTGATATGTGGTAGATGAAGTTGTAGAAGGGCTATCCAAAAGTGTTATTGATCCATTTAATGCTGCGTTTGTATCATTAATTCTTTGTTGATAAGCAGCCTGTGATCTTGAACCAGCAGCATCTCCAACTGAAAGAGTTGTACTATCTCTCTTCAATCTAAACATTGCATTATTGCCTCCAGTTGTAGAAGAATTTGCTTCCACCATGACTAATACTTTATTTGAACTTGATGATGGCGTTATTGAAACTGATACTCCTGTAACATCTGTATATGAAGTACTTGCTGTGCTAAAAGTATCGGTTTTAACTGTCTGAACAACTTGAAGAATACCTGTCTTACCTAAAGTAAGATTTCCCGTATCTGGTAAAGTTAATACTCTTGTATTTGCACTAGAAGAAGGAGCCTTAATTTCAAAGGTTCCTCCTCCAGAATCAGCTGTTAATTTAATACTACTCATCCTGCTATCTCCATTGCTATAAATACTGAACAAGATCTCTGGTAAGCTGTACTGTTTGCAGTACCATTAACTTCATTTATATACATACTTCTACTACTACCTGATCCATGAGAAAGAGAAAGACTGTAAGTTTGAGCAGAAGTTGAGTTTGGTTTATCTAAAAGTGCTAACGTAAAACAATTACCAGCAGGGTCAGTGTTATTTCCACTTGCAGCTACTCGTTTTCTAACCCCATTAGCATCACCAATAGGTGATGTTGTACTGCCTCCATCAACTGCTGTAGTAAGATCAGCTCCACCTCTACGATAATTTATGTTTACCTGACTTACAGCACCAGATACAGCGACATTAACAAATCCACTTAAATATATTAAACTAGATGTACTTGATGGGGTAATAGTTACAGCAAACGCAGAATCAGTATTCACAAATGCACCAGTGCCTACACTACTAAATGATGAAATATCTGTTTTAATTGTTTGAACAATTTGTAAAAGTTTACCTCCAACACCACTTGCTAATTTTCCAGAAGTTACAGCATTTGCTGCAAGAGTATCTGCATCTACCGATCCATCAGGTAAGCCTCCTACAGCTAAACCTCCAATCGTATTTGTTGATCCATTTAATACAAGAGCCATAATTAAACCACCGTATATACTGAACCACTAGGTATAGTCAGCGTGACACCTGCGTTTATTGTAATTGGACCTGCACTTAGAGCATTGCAAGTTGCTCCAAATTCAGTACCTATTGTGTAATTAGTTGTCATAGTTGTTCCATTCTCCATAAACAGCTTGTCAGATCCTCCTCCGACAGCTCCACCCCCTGACTGATCAACGAATGAGAGTGTTCCTCCACCATCTGTGGCAAGTACCTGGCCATTCGACCCTTGACCTGTTGGGAAGGTAGCTACTTTGGTTCCGTTAGAAGTAATAGAAACTAATCCATTACCACTTTTAAATATTCCTGTATCAGTATCTGAGCTGAAAGTTATAGAGGGAACTGCAACAGTTCCATCTGGAAATGTTCCACCAGCGTTTAAATAATCTGCACCTGCAAGAATCACTCCAAAGAATGATTCTCCAGAAGCTGGAGCAGAACTAAAAACTATATTTGTACCTGTAAATTTAAATCCAGTTGTACCTGTAGTATCAGGTTCCTGGATTACACCACCGACAGATATTATGCATTGTGATTCAAACTTTGGAAAAGGAACTGGGGCAGAACCTCCGACCTGTAAAGCAAAAGAAGTGGTACTACCATTAAAACTACTTGATATATCATCTATAGTTTTGTAATCTTCGTTTGCCCTTATGTCATTTCCAATATATGGCATGACTGTTTAACTACTATATTCTTTTTCTGTTCTTATTTTACAGGGAGTAATCTTCTGGATTATGTATTAGGACCAGCGGTAGAGGGTTGTGTTGGCCAGACAACATCATTAGGAGTTTTATCTTTATAAGTCTGTGGAATATCTCTTATAACTTGTCTATATGCAGCCCATTGAGCTTGATCTACAGTTGCACCTGTTGTCATTGTCCAATCTGTATCTCTTAATATCTGATCTCTTGTAGCTCTGATATCATCCCAAGTTAATGTATCATCAACAGCTTCGGCTGTGTTTCCATTTGCTACCCACTCAAGGTATTCTTGATAGTCGGTGTTTGCTTCGTCAAATGGAATGTAAGCATTGTCAGATTTTCTGCAAATAGCTTGAACTACTATAGTTTTTGTACTTCCATCTTTGTTTGTTATAGTTTCATTTGCATATTTTTTATACATAATTATAGCTCCGAGTCTGCACTAAATTTAGCACTAAAATGCCTATTAGCACCATCATTAAAAACATTGTTTCCTTGTACTCTAGCACCTAGCGTTGAGTCGTAATTAGCTCCTACAACTGATACTGAAGTACAACAATTTTCATCAGTAGAAATACTAGCAAGAGTTGGATCGGCTCTTTTTGTGACTTTGAAGGGAACACTTAATCTTATAGTAGAATCTGTAGCATAAACAGGGCCATACCATTCACCTTCAGCTATTTCAAAATACCTCTGACATAAAGCAAGCTCCTGTGCAAATGATCTATGTTCAAAATCTGTTGCCACGCTGCCTACTTCTAATTGAACTCCTGTAATTTCAAATGTCGCATCATTAGTAGTCCACCATGTTGAAGTATTATCTGGCATCCTTGCACTACCAGAATATGCAACCCAATTATTTACGGTTGAAGCATTATCGGTGTAATTTGTACCCCAATATTGTGAAAGATAGAATTGTAATCCAACTCCATTATCATTATCAAAAGTTAAATTAGAATTACCAGGAATTTTTTTTGTAATTTTAGTCCAAGTGTTTGCAGATAAAGAACCTGTTTCAATAGGATAGTTCTGTGCTGTTCCATCAACAGTTCTTATATAACCATAAAAATTTTGAGCAACACTTGATTTAATCCAAAAAGATAATGTTATAAAACTTGAACTAGAGGTATAATTCCAACCACTATTTGCCATATTTTGTGCTTCTAAGTTATATCGCATTGACATGTAATCACCAACACCAGCACCACTTGATTGATTACCATTAGTAACGTGAAAAGAAAATCTAAATCCTTCTGCATAAGGACCAGTATCAGCTGAAGTTAGAGCATGTTGTGCTTGGGTTGGTTCTTCATCCTGTCCAGCACGTATATTATGAAATCTATCAACACAGCCAATACCATTAACTGAAGATGTTGACGTGCCTCTTTGAGCTACTTCCATAGCTCCATTAATTATTAAATTTTTACTCGTACCAATCTTCTTAGTAGTTGCTGTATTTAGTCTTTCTAAACCAACTTGATTAAGAGCCATTTATTATACCTCCTTAAGTCTGTTCTAGATAACTTACAGCTACATCCAGAGCAGTTGCCGTCCCTGATCTAATCCGCAGGACATCACTTGACTCCATAATTATTTTCGATCCACTTATTATTTCTAATGATGATCCTGCAGGAACTGGAGCGTTTCTTATTATATAAACATCATCTCCTGTGTTTGTTACTAAATAAACATCAACCTGAGCACTTGTTCCTGTCTTGTTTGAAACTAAGCAACTTAAAAGAACTAGAGTTGCCGAACCACCAGCTGTTACGACGTTAGTGTTAGTACTACTAACAGCGTCTGTAACAACACTTGATTTTGTATCAATTTTAAAGGTGTTTGCCATATTAACTTAAAGCGAGTATGAGAGCGAGTTGGTCAGAAAAATCAGTAGTTCCATTTACAGTAATATTCCCGGTTATGTTTACATTACCTGGAATTGTGACCACACCAGATGAATCTATTGTAAGCCTTGCAAATCCACCGGTTACTAGTGATATCTGATCTGGACCGGCACTTATTATTCCTGTATTAGAATCTCCAGCGAACTTTAGAGCACAGCTGGATAGTGAACCTAAACTAAAACTGGAATTACTTCCATCTTCTTTTAATAGTGGAAAGCCACCTACTGTAGTCGCATCATGAATACAGACAGTTTTCTTCTGAGTATCTACAGTTACTTCACCAACTGCTCCTGTAAAAGCAGAATGTTCACCTGTTGTTCCTCTTCTAAATTGTACTTGGGTTGCCATAATACTATCCTAAAGCCACTGCTATTGCAGTAGCAAAACTTTCTGTGCTAATTGTTCCATCTGTATTTGGAACAGTCATAGTTCGAGTTGTACTACCCGATATTCCTGAACATTCAAATGCTAATTTTTTAGAAGCATCTGAATTATCTTTTACTCTGAAAACATTATCTGCAAACTCATTAGTCGCACCTGCTGTCACCTGATTATCTACGTAAGCTGTTGTCGCTACCTTAGTTGAGTTATCACTAGCAGATTGAGTCGTCGCTGTTATACCATCGGCTAATGCTCCAGAAACTGTGTTGTTACCTAAGACGATAGTTTTATTTGTAAGAGTCTGAGATCCGGTAAGTGTGGCAACTGTTGCATCTATAGCTAAAGTCACAGCTCCTGAAGTACCTCCTCCAGATAATCCTGTACCAGCATTAACGGCTGTAATGTCCGCAGATATACCTGCAATTTCAGTATCTACATAAGCTTTAATCGATTGTTGAGTGGCAAGATGACTAGCTGAATCACTAGCCATATTGTCTTCATCTTTTATTGATGTTCCTGATATAGTTCCGTTTAATACAGCACTAGTTAAAGTCTTATTGGTTAATGTCTGAGTAGCTGCTAATAAAGTTAAAGTATCACTAGCATCTGGAACCGCTAGTGTTCTAGTCGTACTTCCAGAGACAGCCGAAGCATCAAAAGCAACTTGCTTCGTATTATCTGTACTGTCTATTACTCTGAAGCCACCTGTTTTCGTTACAACAGCATCTGCTGTTACAGAGCTTAACCCACTAAATGTTGTAATACTACCGCCCAGGGCAACACCAGTGCCCCCAATAGTAATAGAACTGTTAGCAAGTTTGGAGTTGGGGATAGCATTAGTACTAAATTCTCCTGTACTTGAGTTATAAGTTAATCCTGATCCAGAAGCAATACTAAGTGAGGTTAATAACGCAACTGTTCCTGTGGCATCAGGAAATGTAATTGTTCTATCAGCTGTAGGATCAGTGACTGCTAGTAATGTTTCATTTGCATCTACTCCTCCAGTTGCACCTTCAAAAGTAATACCTGAACTTTGAAGTATGATATTTCCAGCTCCTCCTTCTGCTCCTACTTGTAATTTTGTTATTGCTTGTATATTGGTTAATGATAATCCACTAACTGTATCTCCTAAAGAAACTACGTCACTTCCTAGAGTTATAGTTGAGTTTGCTAAATTACTGTTAGCAATTGATGACCCAGTTGATAATAAAGTTCCTGATTCATTCGGTAATACAAGAGCTTTATCTCCACCTGTTGCATCTGCTGCAGATAATATAGTTTCATTTGCATCTGCAGTTGAACCTTCAAAGATTATTTGACCTGATTGTATATTTATAGTGCTTGCAGCATCGATAGCTCCAACGTAAAGATTGGACATCACAAGCTGTCCTAAGCCTGCAAAATTTGTAACTGTTGATCCTAGAGAAACACTTGTGCTTCCTATAGTTACACCAGAGTTAGCTAGTTGAGAGTTAGGTATTGCATTGGTTCCGAACTCACCTGTGGATGCATCGTAAGTTAATCCCTCTCCAGAGGCTACACTTAATGTTCCTCTTACATCTGAATTAGATGGACCTGTATAAGTTATTACTCCAGTTGAACTATTGTATGCAAGACTTCCAAGCCCTCCGGAATCAGTTACCGAAACAGCTCCTCTAGCCCTGGTATTTGTAAAATATAAATTAGTATTCTCTCCAAGGTCGGCTGTAGTATTACCAGCAAAGTCTAATTTATCTGTGGGAGTATTAACCTCTTGAAATAAACCACTTACCAGCGTAATAGCCTTACGTGTTGCCATCTTTTAATTACTACTATTAGTCTCTTATTTAATAAAAAACTTTTTATTATTCTTCTATTTTATCTTTAACAATTTCAGCGAAGCTGAATAGGACGCTTTATTCGTATAATTAATTCGTTAGTAGCTAGAGCTTCACCTACAGGAGTCACATATTGACCGGCTGTTGAAGGTGGTGTTTTAACAATCTGTCCTGACTGTGTAGGTGATAAGAAAAAAAGGTCACCTGGATCTAATGTCTGTGCTACAGCTACCTGACCTGAAACTATCGCACGAACCTGATTACCTGAAGTCACTGTGGTTTCAGCGAAGCCAGCTACTGTAGCCTGATCTAAAGTTCCGTTTGCCACTGCTTTTCCTACCTTTCCATCAGAAGCCCTGGAATATAATGCATCTCCCTGAGTAACATCTTCAAAAGTCAGAGCTTGATAGCCAACTACTTTAAATACAATAGGGTTAGGCATTGTAGCCCTAAAATCTTCAAGAACAGCTACTAATCCTTCGACATTACCTGCATATGGTTCTAAATCTTTTACACTGGACATTATCTTAAAAGTACTGGAGGCTCAATGTGAATTGCAAAGTCAGTAGTAGTGGATGCTTCTCCCACACGAGTTACTGCTTTACCTGCACCAGATGGAGGTGTTGTTGTAATAGCTCCAGCGGTTGAATCAGATAAGAAGAATAAATCTCCTGCATTTAAAGAACTTAATGTTTTTAGTCCTACAACAATTACCTTTACAGTTTCATTAGCTAAAGCAGCAGCGTTAGCAAAACCTACAACAGTCGCATTTTCTAATGTTCCATTGGCTGCACTTGCTTTTCCTACCTGACCATCGGAAGTACGCATAAATAAAGCATCACCATCAGCTACATTCTCAAATGCAGTTGCATTGAATCCAACCTGCAGTGGAGCAAAAGTAGGAAAACCTTCTTTTAAATCTATTAATGCATCAACCAAACCTCGCATATTATTTTCATAAGGTGAGCGAGTCATTGTAAAACCATTAGCAGTTAACAGATCTACAAGAACTTTTATTGCACCTTCTATATTTGGTTCTCCTTGTGCCATCTAATCTTAAGTTTTGTATGAGACTATTCTAAGTTGTTAAATCCCTTAGAATATAAGTAAAGAGAAACAAAAGATTTAATGGACCCAGAAGTTATTGCCATTGCTATAACCAGTGGACTAGCAGCTTTCACTGGTGTTATAAAATCTTTGAATGGTTTCAATGAAAAAATTCAGAGAAGATTTAATAAATTACAAGATGAGATCAATCGTGTTGAAGATGATATGATTCGTGGCTATGTATTGAAGCAGGATTTCATACGTGAGATGGATGTAGTCCATCAAAAGCTGGATAGAATACTAGAATTAATGATCAAACAGAACTCTAAGTAATCTTAGATAATATTTTTATAGCTTTCTTACGTGTCTTACATTGTTGAGCTTTGAGATTAAGTTTAATTAATCTCCAGTGATCACCTGCTTGCTTTATTTGTCTTTCTTTATTCATACAATGTTCACAATTACATTTTTCTTTTAATTGATTGCTGTCCATCCACCTATACTTGCTCTATAGATATGTAAAGTGGTTGTTGATTCTACATAATGTAGTTGACCATTAACTGGATTAGAAGGAAAACCTGTATTAGTTGTAGAAGCTACTGCCTTTGCATACTGCCAGTTAGTCCCATCATGAACTCTAAATAACTCTGTACTTGATGTATCAAGCCAAGATTCACCTTTAGAGAAACTGGTAAATCCAGTTGGTGCATTATTAGGTTGAGTAGAACCTACATGTATGGGTCCAACTTTGATTAAACCTGTACTGGGAGAAGCAACATTATCTGCAAAGAATAATCCAGGATCTCCTGAATTTATATTCACACAAAGTTCACCTGCACTTATTCTGGTTGGTACTGGTCTGTCATTTAATAAACTTGATCTTCTGCTTTGAATCTGTATTGTCATATTTAATTAAGATAGAATCCTGCATCTACGTTTATGGACTGCTCTACACCTGGATTATAAGTTGAGCAATCCATAGAACTTATTCCTGCTCCTGTTATTGGTTCTCCATTTAAATAGTTTCCTCCCTCTACTTCTCCAAACTGAAAGTCAGGAGTAAAGTCTGTAAGTGGTTGATTAACTAATCCAATACGAACATCTTCTATCAATTTAAAATCTAGATTTAAAACTTTCTGCATGGACATTAATGTTGATGCTGCACTGTTTAATAGTTTTCCATCACGACTTAATTCTCTACCATCACGTCTGATAGTATCTGTAAGTTTCATAGTTACAAGAGTAGGATCAAACTGTGCTACTTCTTCTGGTGCATTTCTTTGTCCAAATTCAATATCTTTATTTCCTGTCCAGGGTAATCCATAACCTAGAAGTGCCATCCTTTCCGCAGCTTTTCTAGTACGTTCCTGTTCTTTCTCAAAGTTTTTATAGAACTTATCTAAAGCATTACCAGCTGGTTGATCATTAGGTTCAAGCAACCAGGTATTTACATATTCATGTATCTTTAAATTACTTACAGTACAGTCACCCTGTGTAGTACCAGAGAAGGGATATACAATTACAATTGTATTTTCATCTGGAACAGAACTTATTACATATTGACCATCTAATAAATCACCACTAGTAAAATCAATAGCTACTCTTTTATCTGGAAGCAAACCATGATTAACAATAGTTATTGTCACATTAGGTCCACTCTGTTGATATCGTCCTTCAAAACTAAATTGATCATTACCCTCATCATGTTTCATAGACCATAAAGCTGCATAGATATGTTTACACCAACGAGTCTGATAGTATAAAAGACCTGAAAGAGAACCTTCTGGATCATCATTATATTCAGGTACCTGATAAAAATTACCTGTAGGTGCATATCCAAAATCATTAAACACTCCAGGATTATCTCTGGAATCAATTACATTACCCTCTCTATCTTGTCTTGTTCCGGGAATTACACTCTCAATACCTGTATTAGGAAATCTTTCATCAGTTGTATCTTTATATAAGTTATATTTTCTACGACGCATGAAGTCTGGACAATTACATTGATATCTGATTTCTGTAGTAAGAAATCTATCTTGTCCTGCAAGAAAACCTCTATGTGCAGGAGTTACCGTCTTAGGTTTATTATTTACAAGTTGTACACCATAACTTTCATCACGTTTAAATAGTATTTCATCAGTAGCTAGATCAACTCCGGTAACTGTATTACCTACATAATTATTAAAATCAAATCCTTTTATTCTTCTTTGGACTTTTAAATTACCACTTGCTGTGGCACTAATAATAGATTCAGCTGTAAATTCAGTTGTACTTGTAACTATTATTTTATATAAACCAGTTTTTGTATTGCCAGATGTCACCTTTAGGAAAACTTGATTACCTGTAGATAAGCCATGAGGAGAGCTACAGGTTACTGTTACTGTATTACCTGATTGAGAGTAGGTAGAGTTAACTCCTGAATCACGCTCTACTACACGATCAACAAGTCTTTCACCAGCTAATAATGTGACTGGTGTTGGCATGCTTCTTATTTTTACTCTTTGCTCTGTCCATCTAGTATCAGCAAATCCTTCTGCAGTATCTGAAAACTCCTGTCTTACATTTACAGTTCCAGCTGTTGTTACTGACGCTGAACTTGTACAGGTAAAAGTATCATCAGTTGTAGAAGTTATAACTAATGTTTCATCAACAGCAGTTCCAGATGTGTAATCGAGAAATGCACTTTCTCCTACACGTAATCCATGATTGACTAAAGTTACAACAACAGTGGTACCAGATTTGTTATAAGTTCCTGCAGTTGCTGCAGTGACATATCTAACAGAATCAATGGGTAAACCAAGATCATAAAGATTAAGACTATTGGCATCACGAATACCAACTGTATGTTCTCCTTCTTCATTACCAGCACTGGGAAAAGTAAATATTCTTACAGGTACAAAGAGACCTGGAAAATATTGGAATGTAAAGAACATTCTAAAGTCTCCCCTGGTGTTTCTGCCTGTAGCAGATGATCCTAAATATTGTTGAGTTATAACATAAAGTTCATATCCTCTTCTCCATCTACACCATGTACTATCAAAATCATAAAATCTTATTTCACTATAATCATCTTCTCTACCTATAGGAACAAACTGATATGGTATTTCAGTATAATCACCTTGATTTGATTTCTCTCTTTTTAATACTGCATCTGAGAAACCTTTGAAAGAATTATCAAAAGAAGTACCAAAACTAGATCTTCTTCTTGGCATTCTTTTTAATAATATCCACCCTGTACATTTACATAGAATCCATTTGTCAATGATCCTGTGCCACTTATACCTACATGTAAAGCTGATCCACGGGGCAACATTAATCCTCTTAGTTTAGGAGCAAGTGTGCTTGTAGCACTATTGAAGTTACCTCCTGCATGAGCAACAGGTGAATTTATAAGTGGAAGTATTAATTTCTCAGTCAAACTAAAACTTTGATCTGCAGGAACAGATTCAACACTGGCAGTAAATAAAGGTAAGAACTGTGTAGTTCCTGTCACTGTAGTAACACTTGTTAAGTAAAATACAAAGTCAACAGGCTTTTGAATATTTACATTACTGGAAGTTATAGTTCCTGAAGCAGAACTATTTGCAGTAAAAGTATTTGCACCGGTTACAGCTGTCACTGTTACTTCCTCAGTAGGTGCTCCACCACTCTGTACATCAAAAAATAATTTTTGTCCTACTTTAAAATTATGATTGGCTAAAGTAACAGTCAGTACCGCAGCAGCTCTTGTATATGTGGCTGCAGTTGCTGTTACAGAATCAATAACTCTATTAACATCTTTTGTATATCTGATAAATATTTCATCTATATATGCACCACTAATTTGAGTATCTGTTAATGCCTGATCAACATCAAATACTTTAGTTACGTTACCAATTGATGTAGGTAATAAACTAGTAGAGAATAATTGTCCTGTTTGTGTTCTTACAAGAGTACTATTAGATGCTGGTCTATCCAACATCATTGGTTGTTTATTTGTTGAGGTAGATGCCAATTTACTGTCCTTCTTTTAAGTTTATTTTAGCGTGAGTACTATTTGTCCTCTTTTTTCTTTTTAGCTTCTCTAGCTTTTTCTAGAGCTTCTTTACGCTTTTCCTTATCAGACATCTCTTCACCATCTTCTTTCTTCTTATTTTTGTTTTTAAAATATTCAAGAAGCTGTGGAGGCATCTTTCCTT